CACGCCGATCAAGCCCTGTGGTGGGCATCCCTGATCCGGTTTGCATGGCACACAGGTTTACGGAGGGGGAACCTCCTCAATGCCCGCTGGTCGTGGATGACGGAGGACGGTTGGTTGGTTGTGCCCGCGTCCGCCTACAAGCAGAACAAAGGCGGCCGCAGGTTTTACCTATCGAAGGCTGCGTTGGCGGCTGCACGGCGGGTCCGAATACCAGGAGAAGACAGAATCTTCGCCTGGAACGGATCGCGTTCGTTCTTCCGCAATGGATGGAATCGGCTGATAAGAGCGCTGCCAGCCAATCGGCGATTCGGTACGAAGGCCGTGCGGCGGGCGACTCTGACATGGCTGGCGGAGCGGAATCCGCTGGTTTCGCGACTGGTGGCCGGACACCGCAAGTTGGACGTGCTGGAGGACTACTACGTCCAGCGTGCGGTGGTTTGCGACCTGTTGGAGTCGATGCCAATCCCGGCTGGATGGGATGTCACGGCCGGGACCTGTTGACTTTCTCGGATTCATTCCGTTCCGCGGTAGTCTGGGCGGGCGGTCCGTCCAGCCGCGGATACGGCCTGGGCCTCGCCCCCGAAAGGATTTGGGGGCGAGGTTTCTTTCTTTGCAAAGTCAGGTCGGCAGAATTGAGAGTCGGACACACGACACAGAGGGAGCGCACGATGCGAGGCCAAGGCAGAATGGATGACATTCGGGAGCTCTGTCAGCGGTGTGACCGACTAACGCTGATACTCAGCAGGCTCGAAGAGGACATTTCCAGGATCCGGTACGAAGTGCACGACCTCGTAATGCAGCAGGTTGTAGATGACGGCGCGGCCAGTTTATTCGGCGAACTATTCGAGAGCTGTGAGAAACAATTGAATTCCTTTTGGGATACCATCGAGGAGATGGACGACATATTACTGGGAATGGAGCACGATGCGAGAACGCGAAATCGGAGTTCTGGCACGTGATCTGAGACACGTGCGAATGGCACTCGACACTCTCGACAGCCGGATCGTGGGCCTATGCGAGGCCGTGCACGAATACGGGATGGACGGCGTGCTGGATCAATACGAAACCGACAGGCTGTGGCTCTTCTGCATTGATCTTGGTGACGCAGTCGCATCCGCTCGCAAGTCGCTGAGTCACGCACACAGCGTCTTATCGCCGTTCGTGCCATGCGACGCGACGCGAACGCGGGAGCTGATCGGACTGGACTGCACGGTGGTTGTGCCAGATTGAAACATCCAAGATGCGGGAATGAAGACATGGACACCAACCAGGAGTACGGAGAAATTCTTGCCGATGCGACGCGCCTAGCAGACGAATCGAAGACTTGGGCCGACCTGTCCAACGCGCTATTCCACCCAGTGGACGGTTTGCTTGCCAGGCGGATTCCCGATCCAAATGAACGTGCCGCATTCCGCATGAGCGATACATACGGCGAACTCATCAAGCTCGTAAAGCAGAAGATGCAAGAAACGGGAGTGGTGCCTGGGGCGGAATCGACAAAGAGCGGTAGCTTCAAAAGGCTGTCTCGCGACATCAGGAAGATGAGTTCCTCGCTGAGCAGGTTGGAAGATTGTATTTCCGATCTAGTCGACCAAGTGCATGACCTCCTGTTACACGATGTGATAGAAGACGAGGTTGCCGACATGTTGTGGGATTCGTGTGGGAACTGCTACAGGCACGTGAGTTCCGCATGGCACAGGCTCCAAGACGTTGGCCGAGTGGTGGCGCAGATGAAAACAGATCGCCGCGACTGATGGTGGATGCAAACGCTCGGAACAGGAGGTTCTACCGTGTCGTTTGAAATCTCCTACCGCAACGACGGGCGGATGCAACTCGCGATTGAAAGCAACGGCGTGCTGTATGCGTTGGCCATTGAATCGGAGCGCTTGAGAAACCCATTCGGACGCGAGCTTGTTTCCGCGTGGGCGGTTGCGGTGGCCACGATTCCGGGCTCGAAGATCGAGTTCACCGCCGTGGATGAGCTCCTGGATTATCTCGATCAAACATTTCCGGTGAAGACGACATTGAGACGGCCGAGGTGGACAATCTGGTAATTGAAAGGATCGCAACCATGGACATTTGGATTGTCGCGCAGTGCAGGATCAGGGGTGTCACGCACAAGATTGGAATCGCACAAGAGCGTGAAGATGGACCGTGGCTGTTCTCAGCATATTTGGCGCGATCTGACAATGGCCCATGGAAGAAGACTGGCGCTGTCAACTATGTCGACCAGTCCCATCTGCTGAAAGTCCTCGACGAGTTCCATCCATGGGACGATTTCGAGTGGATCGACGAGAGAGCAAAGAAGATGGCGCTATCGACATTGGAGCAATGGTGACTCATGCCAATCAGGTCATGAAGGAGATGCGGACATGGAAATGTGGCCTGTGGCCAGGTGCATCATCGAAGGCGTCACGTTCATTGTCGGCATTGCGCCACAGCGTGGAGCAGGGCCGTGGCTATTCACAGTGCGTCTCGCTCCGTCTGAAGGAGGAGACTGGCTCAAAACTGGATTCTTCAACTATCGCACGCAAGCCGAGGCACTCGCTGATCTGGAGCATCTCCGGCCGTGGCCGGATTTCAAATGGATTGACGACCGAGCGGAGCGTATCGCGCAGCGCGCGGCCGAGAAAAAGTGGAGCAAGGAATAGGACATGCCAATCACCGAAGAACAGCTATCCCGTCGTCGAGACTATCTCGGCGCCAGCGACCTGCCGGCGATTCTCAGGCTTTCACCGTGGCGCACTCCTTATGAAGTCTGGGCCGAGAAAACCGGACGGATCGAATCCAACCGCGATAGCGGAGCGATTCGAGCCGGTACCGCTCTTGAATCCGCCGTCCTGGAAATGGCCGCACGTGAGCTTGGGCCTATTCTCCCCGGCGGTGAATTCTCGATCCCGGGAACACCGATCGTCGTCCACCCAGACGGAATGACTGAAGCGAGCGAGCCGGTGGAGGCCAAGACAACCGGAATCACTGGCCCCGTACACGGCACATGGGGAGACGCCGGAACGGATAAAGTTCCGGACTACTACTTGGTCCAGTGCCTAGCGCAGTTGGAAGCGACGAAGGCCGGCACCTGCTACTTGCCAGCCTTGATTGGCACTGTCGGCTTGCGAATCTACCGCATTGAAGCGTCCCGGGAAATTCAAGCCAGGATCGTCGAGCTGGCATTAGATTGGTGGGAACGTCACGTCGTCAGAGACACGCCGCCGGAAGATACCGCTCCGCCGCTGGAGATCGTGAAGCGGTTGCGGCGTGAGCCGGGACGCGTCGTGGCCTTTGACTCCGCAGAGCTGGTGGACGCATGGCAGGACGCGAAGGACGCGCTCGCCGCTGCTCAGAAGGCGAAAGACGAGCTGGAGTCGAAACTGCTTGCCGCTCTCGGCGACGCCGAGGCCGCGTCTCTGCCGGACGGTAGGCGAGTGACATTCCTGGAGCAGAAGCGGAAGGCGTACACCGTCCCCGAATCTACGTTTCGAGTTCTCAGAGTCGTGAAACCAAGGAAAGGAGCGAGTCATGGCTGAAGGACAAGTTGTACCCGTCGCCGAGAAGTCACCGATCGCAATCGGACAGCGTGGTGTGGAGTTGCGGAGTCTTGAGGACCTATATCGGTTCTCTCGGTATGTTGCTGCGTCTGGACTGGCTCCGAAGGGTATGAATTCGCCGGAAGCGATTCTGGTGGCCGTCCAGTTCGGACTTGAGCTTGGTCTTACCCCAATGCAAGCACTCCAGAACGTTGCAGTCGTGAACGGACGACCGGCAGTATGGGGTGATGCCCAGCTTGGTCTGTGTATGTCGTCCCCGCTTTTCGATCAGAGCCAATTCTCGGAGTGGTTTGAAGGAACACCCTTCCAGGATTCCTTCACAGCCTACTGCCGCGTCAAGCGGGTGAACCGCAAGGAAGTGACGATTCGGTCATTCTCAGTTGCGGACGCGAAGCAGTCGGGACTGTGGTCGAAGAAGGACACCCCGTGGGTGACATACCCGCGACGCATGCTACAGATGCGGGCGAGGTCGTTCGCTTTGCGGGACGCATTCCCGGACCTGCTTAAGGGTGTGATGGCGGCGGAAGAGGCGATGGACATTCCGGCTGTCGAATGCACCCCACAGCGTGGCGCCGACGGAAATGGTGGAAGCGGTGTCGCGGCGCTCGCGGCAAAGCTCAATCTCGCGGAGACGCAACCGGCCAAGGAAGAGGCGGTTCAGGCCGTGGAAGAGGCTGAAGTGGAGCAGGAGACGTTGTTCTGATTGGAATATGAGCAAGGAACTTTCACGGAAGGAGTGAAACCATGGGAAAGCTGATTGTCACCCGACGCCAGGACGAGATGGTGGTGATCCGGGCTAAGGACGTGGAAATCAAGGTGATGGTGACGGGGGTTTGCGGTGAGAGCGTCAAGCTCGGCTTTGTGGCACCTCCGGAGGTCGAGATTTGGCGAGAGGAGCTGGTTATCGTTCCCGACCATAAGGAATCGCGTGAACCGGGAAGTTCGGATGTTGTGATGTGATGTAGATGCTTGGGTCATGGGAATCGACAGTTATTGGCAGAATCAGGCTAGCTTGGACGCGGAATAGCACCCATGGCAAAGCTGCCGAGTTTCCAGTTTTATCCGGGCGATTGGCTCAAGGATCCCCTCCTTCGCGCGGCATCCTCGGGAGCCCGCGGCTTGTGGATCGACATGCTCTGTCTGATGTGGGAGGCACAGCCCAGGGGCTACCTCCAAACACCGTCCGGCGACCCTCTTGCTGACGAGCAGATTGCCCGCATGACCGGCAACTGCTCCTTGGAGGAGGTTCGCGGGTGGCTGGGGGAGCTTGAATCACTGGGCGTGTTCTCCCGCACCAGTTCAGGGGTGATCTATTCCAGGCGCTTGGTCCGAGATGAGCGGAAGCGACGGGCCTGCCAAGAGGCCGGGAAACGCGGCGGCAATCCTAGCTTGACACTTAATGGTCAGGCCAATGGTTCCGAGTGCACACCTACAGAGGATGGAGTTGTGCGCTTATTGAGACAGACCCTTAAGGGTCAGTCCAAGGGTGCATCCAAGGGTGACCCCAAGGGTCAGTCCAAGGGTGATGCCAAGGGTGATGCCAACCGAAACCCAACCCCTTCTACTTCAATTTCTTCTTCAGCTTCAACTTCGGTATTAAATATATCCCCTAACGGGGATAGTGCCTTAGAGCCGCCTGCGGCGGCTTTGTCGCCGGAGGCGACCGCGAATCATTCTGGAGGGTGCGAAGCGCCTTCTATCCCACTCCGTGAGGTTGCGGACAGGATTACGCAAGCGTGGAATGCTGTTCGCGGTATCACCCCTGTTCGAAAGTGGTCTGAGGAACGGAAGCGGCGCCTGCGGGCTCGGTTGCGTGATCCGACATGGCTCGATGACGCAATGAAGGCTATCGCGCTCATCCCAGAGCGTCCATTCCTTCTCGGGGATAACGAGCGTGGGTGGCGCGCCGACATCGAGTGGTTTTTGCGTCCCGATTCGGTGTCAAAGGTGCTGGAGGGTAAGTATTCCGATACGAAACCCAAACGAAAGAACATCTTCGGCGTTGAGGTGCAATGATGGCGAGCTACCCACACCTTGCAATCGTCGCTGGCTACTTCCCGGATTTCGAGTCGTGGTTGGAGAGATCCGGTAACCCTGCAGGGTACATGAACGAAGCGGAGACGCTCCTGTCGCGGTGCGGCCAAAACGCCGTGGAGCAGGCGTGCCGGAAGCTGCTCCAAGAAGACCCGCCGCGTTCGCACTCGCTCCCGTTCCGTGTGGCGTCGATCGCGAAGCAGATCGCTGCTGCGGCACAGGCTCGACGGTGGGAGTCGATCGCCGACGGAGAGACGGTGGCGTGCCGGCTGTGCGAAGACACTGGATGGGTTTCGGTGCTGCACCCGGACACCGTCGCGGATGTTCTTAGTTCTGGACGGCTGCCAAACTTCCCGTACACTGCGGTCGTAGCGTGCATTTGTGAGCGTGGCCGTTACGTGGCTCAGCAGTGCCGCGAAGCGCCAGACCCACGGAACAGGCGGCGAGTCGCGGACTTCGACGAGAGAAGGCACGTCCGGCGAGTCGTGGGCGTGCCTCCGATGGATCAATACAGGGCGCTGCTTGGGCTAGCTCCGGAATATACCGGCGCAGAGGAGAGTCGGTTCCGGCACGTGCTCCGGCATAGCCAGCAGGTCGCCGGCGTCGTGGATGAACTGTCTCAGAAAACCTGGATTGTGTGAGTACATGCCCATAAAATCACGCCATTTCGCGAGCGAGCAAAGAATCAGAACATGCTAGACCTGGAGCCAATCAAGAAAAGACTAGCTAGGGCCACCCCTGGGCCTTGGGCATGGAGACAGGACCTGTTCCGGCACAAATACATGCAGGAACTCAAAAATGGAACATGGAGAGCTAGGCCTGGGAAGTCCGCGAACGATAGCTGGGTGATGCTATTAACCGGCCCGCAACGTCGCCTGAAATACGTCGATGAAACGATAGACAACGTCTTGAATCGCAGGTTCGATGAGTTTGATTTCGAGTGGGTCATTGCCCTTCGCTGGAGTCAAGTGAAGGGCAACGTCCTCATGGGATGTGGACCGAGCCCCGAGGATGCAGACCTAATCGCCAATGCTCCCACCGACATTGCGGCGTTGATAGCGGAGGTGGAACGGTTGCGGGCAGAGTTGGGGAAATGAATCAATGCTTCTGCTCTGTTGATACTGGAATCGCCCTCTGATGACTGATGTTAAGAAAGATCACACCCTCCGCATTCGGCTGGTTCCGAAGGACAGTGACAAGATTGATCTTGAGACGTTGAGGCGATTCCTCAACGCCTTGAAACCATGTCTCGACGCATGTGCGAGAGTTACGGGTGCCGGGAAGTTGCGGCTGAAGATCGTGAACGTTCGCGAAGATGCGGACAAGCACAATGAAACGTCAGATGCTTGATCATGTCCAGCCTTTTTTACCGTTGGAAGATCTGGTGTCCGTTCGCGACGGAACGCCGGAGGCCCGGATGATCTACAATCGCCACTACTCGGCTCGACGCTATCGGGATGGACGGAGTCCGAAGAAGCTTGTCGGACCGGGCGAGTATCTTCTCCTCACGACGCCTACATGGGATGTGTTGGTAGCCTTTCGGCTCTCGCGTCGGCCCATCGCTGGCCAAAGCGGGGTCTATCTTTCCGTCTTTCGTAACGAATCCATCCGCAAGTCGAGCGAGATTCTCCGGCAGGCCCTACGTTTGGCTGAGAATCGCTGGCCCGATCAGAATCGCGTATTCACACTCGTGGATCCGAGAAAGATCGAGTCATCCATCCCCGGATACTGTTTCCGGAGAGCCGGCTTTCGTCACATCGGTGACACCAAATCCGGCCAGATGATTTTTTCCAGGACGCTAACATCTGGGAGGTGCCCCTGTGCCTGACCTACTGAAAGTGATCCTTCCCTATCCCCCAACCGTGAATACCTACTGGAGGCGGGCGCAAGGCAGAACGATCTTGTCCAAGGAGGCCCGTGAGTTTCACCAGCGGGCCAAGACGGCCTGGCTGCTAGAGAGGTTCGCCACAGGCGTGCGTACACTGGGCGACGTTCCCGTGAAGGTCAGGATCGTGGTGCACCCGCCGGACCGCCGGCGACGCGACCTGGACAACGTCCTCAAGGCGATCCTGGATTCGCTGGAAAAGTCCGACGTCATCGAGGACGATCGTCAAGTGCGACGACTGTTGGTCGAGTTTGGCCAAACCGTCAAAGGCGGCAAAGTCGTCGTTGAGATCGAGCGGCTTCCTGGTGTGGAGAAACAGCGGCCGGCGATCGTGTCGTGATGAGAGCTGCCGCTTTTGAGAATCGGAAGGAGTCGGTTTTGGATGGCCACCATCACGACCACGGCTAAGCCAGAATCATGGAAGATTGTGAGCCTGGAGGAGCTATCTCCCGTCTCTCGACGTGCCCTTCTCGGAATCCTCGGCTTGCGTACAGTTCCGGACTGCAAAGCAGGCGTCTTTTCCGATCTTTGTCTTTGCGAGGTGGTGTCGCCGGCGGACTGTGAATCTGCAATCCGCTGGTGTGAGGAGTTCTGCGGCACTCGAATGCCACTTGTCTTCTATCCAGGCCCGCCGGTTCGCGTCTTTTTCACTGCAAGGGATCTGGGGCCGCTGGCGGCCTGGTATTTCCGGGCCATCGAGCGGGTGCACGGTTAGTGTCCCAAGATGGCAGGACGGCCGGAGTAAATTGTCGGTATGAAGGGACGAAGGATCCCCGGTGCGAAGCGCGACTTGGTCCTGGCTCTCCGCAGGGCGGGATTGAGTCTTCGCGACATTGCCCAAGCCGTGGGCCTGGCTCGAAGCAGCGTATCCAGGATTTGCCTGAAGGAATTGCCGGAGCTCTCGGACAGGAGACGACCCCTCGGGAAGTGCCCGCGGTGCGGCCGGCTGGTCCGCCTTCCCTGTCTGAGCTGCTACCTGGAGATGGCCCCCGAAAACCGAAAGCGTGCATGGCGGGACGAGTTTCTGAGTCTGGAGATACGAGCCGAAAAGGAGGCTGAAGGTGATCAATCTTTCGCGAGCGGTCATTGATGTGGTCACGTCGGGGACGCAGCTTCCGCCCTCCTGGACGGACGAGGCGAAGGTTAGGGCCTACCTGGAGAATCTGACCCCCGGCATCGCCAAAATCATCGTCCAGGTGGCCCAGGCGATTGCGGACGGCAAGCTGGGCCTGATCGGTGCCAGTCCGGACGAGGTGCGGTCCGCGATCGCGGAAGAGCTGGAGTCCCGCGGGGCGGCCATCGATCCGGCCCTGATCGAGTCCATCATCACGATCATCTTGACGATCGCAAGACTCCTTGCCAAAAGGTGAGGCTATGAACCCCTGGGCCATGCTTCTTGTGGCGGCCGTGGCGCAACTTCCGATCGTCCCTCAAATCGAGGGGCCGGAAAGCGTGGACGCCGGCCGCCTTGCCGTCTACACGATCGAGGCCGAGCAGTCCGCACAGGTGCGGTGGTTAGTGCTGCCTCCGGAGTCGTCCGGACTCGCGGAACAGGACGTGGCGGCAACGTTCGAAGGCAATCGCAAGCTCGCCTTCGCTTCACCAAAGACAGGGAACTACAGGCTGGTTGCCGCCGTGTCCTACGGTGATCAGCTTGACTTGATCTCTCTGGTTATATCCGTCTCAGGTTCTTCGCCCCCTCCGCAGCCCGATCCCACCCCGCCGCCGCCTACGCCGACGGGGTGGGCTTCCTGGGCTAAGCAGACTGCTACGGAGACTGTGCCGGAATCCTTTCGAGCAACAGAAGCAAAGAGAGTCGCTGACGGGCTCAAGATCGTCGTCGAAGCAATCCGGGCTGGAAGAATCAGCGACCCCCGCAAAGCCCGCGAAAACGTCCGGGCGGCTGTTCGCGAGGCTCTTCAGACGGTTGAGGCGGTGAACAGGTGGAAGTCATTCTCGGATAAGCTCGACGCCAAGATGGACGCGGAAGGTGAAGCGGTGAATTCTCTAGCTGACTACGTTCGCGTGTGGACGGAGATCGCGAAAGGACTGGAGTCGCTATGACGGATGTGCCTCGCCATCTTATGGGTTGGCTCGGCCCGGAAGCTGAGGCCGAGGCGAAACGCGACTTGCAGGCGCGCGGCCTGTTCCAATCGTTCTCTTTCGATGAGGCTGTGGAACGCCGGCTGATTGTCGCGTCCGATCCAGTCATCCAGCGGCCGGTGTGGGAGCTGGCGAAGCAAGTTCTCGGGCGTGAATACACGGCGGGTCGCCAAGAGATCGGCGACTGTGTGAGTTGGGGAATGAAACAAGCCGGTGAACTGAGGTCGATAATCGAGATTGCGGCCGGCCAGGAGGAGAAATGGCGGCCGTGGTTCGCGCCATGGATTTACGCGACATCTCGCAATCAGATCGGCAGCGGACTATCCGGCGACGGCTCGCTTGGCTCGTGGGCCGCAGCGGCGGTGTCCAAGTATGGAGTCCTTTTCGAGGACGATGAAGGCGTGCCTCCGTACTCAGGGAGTGTGGCCCGCTCCTGGGGCTTTGCGTCCAATCGTCGGAATCCTGTGTACATCAAATTCTTCGACGTCGCCAAAGATAACCCGTGCGCGAGCGTCGAGGTGAAGAGCGTGGACGAAGCTGTGCGGATGGTTCGCGACTTTAGGCGTCCCCTCACGATCGCCTCGATGCGAGGATTCCAGATGCGGCCTCGCGAATACAAAGGCAAGCACGTATTCACGCCATCCGGCACCTGGGCCCATCAGATGTGCCTGATTGAATATGACAGTGAACTTCCCGCTCTCTATCGGCTGAACTCGTGGGGTTCAGACGCGCACGGTAGACCACTCAACGGCGAGATCGCGGGCGGAGCTTGGAACTTATTGGACGACTTGGAACGTGAGTTCCGCTCTGGTGACGTCGAGTGCTTCGCGCTCGTGGAATTCGACGGTGAACCAGGAGAACCTGACCACAGGATTCTAGGCAATGGATGACTGGAGCCGCATCGAGCGTAAGATCGACGCCATGTCGGAGGCCGTGACCGAATTGCGGTCGATGTGGCCGCATCTGTGCCGCCGCCTCGATCACCTGGAGAACGAGGTTTACGGGGGCAACGGGAAGATCGGCCTGACAAACCGCGTTCAAACGATGTACCTCCTCGGCATTTGGCTGGCCGGGATCGCGGGCACGGTCGCCGGCGGGATCGTGATGTGGGCCATCCTCGGCAAGGTGATTTGATTGACGGGTCATGGCCAAGAAGGCTGCCAAGAAACAGGCCGCATCGACTCCGCAGGAGCTAGGTCTAACTCCAAAACAGTCGGCCTTCCTGGCGGCCTATCGGGAGTCGGGGAGCCTCAGCGCAGCCGCCCGGGCGGCGAAGATCAATCGGCTCACCCATTACGACTGGCTCCAGCATGAGCCGTACCGAACGGAGTTCATGAAGGCCCGCCAGGACATGGCCGAGCTACTTTTGGATGAGGCCATCGACCGGGCTATCGCGGGCAGTGACCGCCTCTTGGAGTTTCTCTTGCGGGGTCTGAAGCCGGAACTGTTCAATCGCCAGCGGGTGGAGATCACTCCCAGTGGTCCTGGGCTGGCCGGCATGGCCATCTGGCAACTATCGGATGAGCAGCTCGAAGAAGAAATCCGCAAGTGTGAGCGTGCCATCCAGAGATGAACGCAGGACTCTGGCCCTGCTCTTGAGAGAAAGGGCCGTCCGCGCGGCCCGCCGCAGCCTCCTTTCCTTCACGATCGTCACGAAGCCTGACTATCAGATAAACTGGCACCACCGACTCCTGGCGGCCAAACTCGAGGGACTGGAGTCGGGAAAGATCCGCCGTCTGATCGTCTGCATGCCTCCGCAGCACGGAAAGAGCGAGCTCGTCTGCCGCCGTCTTCCGGCCTGGGTTTTGGGGCGGAATCCAGCGCTGCGGATCATGGCCTGCACCCATACGGCGACGCTGGCGGAGGCCCACAGCCGGGATGTCCAGCGGATCATGGAATCGGCCGACTATCGCGAGGTCTTCCCCGGTATCGTCTTGCCCGGGCGCGAATCGCGGCTGCCGGGGCGGCTCAAGCGGACGGACGACTATTGGGAACTGCCCCAGGGCGGCTATTTCCGGGCTGCCGGGGTGGGAGGGGCGATCACGGGGCTGCGGTTCGATCTGGGGATCATCGATGACCCGGTGAAGAGCCGCGAGGAGGCGGAGAGTCCTGTCTATCGGCAGCGGGCCTGGGAGTGGTTCACCAGCGATTTTTTTACCCGTCGGTCGCGGGATGCCGGGATCGTCGTCTGCATGACCCGATGGCACAAAGACGACTTGGTCGGCCGTCTTGTCAAGCAAGCGGAGGCGGACGGGGAGCGGTGGGAGGTGGTGGAGCTGCCCGCCCTGTGCCGGGAGGACCGCAAGCACCCGGAGGACCCCCGCACGCCGGGGCAGGCCCTCTGGCCGGCATTCCTCGACGAGGAGACGCTCGAGAAGACCCGCCGTCAGGACCTGCGGGCCTTTGCCGCCCTCTATCAACAGGACCCAGTCGAGGCGGCTGGAACCGAATGGCCGGCGAGCTACTTCGGGGACTGGCTGTGGTGGGAGGAGGAGAGGTGGCCGCCGCCGGCGGACTACTGGGTCATGGCGATCGACCCCAGCCGCGGCCGGGCCGACCTGCCTGGAGACGACACGGCGATCGTCGTTTTGGGGGTGGCGTCCGACCGGGCCATGCTCTACGTCGACGCCGAGGTCGAGCCGCGGACGCCGGAGGAGACGATCCGGCGGGCCTTTCAGCTCTACGATCTCTATCGCCCGCGGTGGCTGGTGGTCGAGAGCAACCAGTACCACGGCTTCCTCGAGCGGCAGATGGAAAGGGAAAGTATCCAGCGGTTCGGGGTGCGGGTCCCGGTCTGGCCGGTGCAGAATACCGAGCCGAAATTGATGCGGATCCGCCGCATCGGGCCCTATCTGGCCAACCGGGAGTTGCGATTCCGGCCCAGTCCGGGCTGTCGCAAGCTCGTGGACGAGCTGGCGGATTTCCCCCTGGGGGAACACGACGACGGGCCGGACGCCCTGGAGATGGCCATCCGCATGCTGGTCCATTCGGTCGTGTACCGGCCGGAGGCGATGTCCCGTGACCGCAACAGGG